TCTTCTTTGTTTCAGAATTACTAATACTATCAAAAATCGTATCTGGTTCTGCAGAGTTGAGAGTAGTCTGTATACTGTCGTCCGTGCCGTTTAAGTAAGATGCAAATTCATCCATCTTAGTGATCCAGCTATTCAACTCATCATACATCTGCTTTTGCTGGTTATTCAAGGGAGAGCCTGAAACATCATCTGGTAGATCTGCACCTAACTCGTCAGATGTGATGTCGCTAAGCTCTGCGTCTAGAGCTTCTGCGTCCGTTAACGCTGGATCTTCATCCTGCTCTCGTAGAACCTTGGTAAATCGGTTATAGTATTTATTTGCCATATTTATATTTATCGTTTAATGCTTAAATATATACATGAAGCGTAGATTATTTGAAGACCAACAATCCCCAGATACTGACCGTCAAGTGTCTGGCGTAGGGCCTGGTGCAAAAAATCCAGGTACACCTGGAGGTATGACAGCAGCAGACTTCCTACAACAGCGGAACGAATTGACGCCTACCATGAACGGTATACCGTATCCACTGGAAGCTATTGAAACTGCTATGGCAGATGTCTTTGTTGATCTATCTAACCTATCTAAAATGCTCGATATAGCTAAGCTTAACCCTGTACTCTCTAAGAAATCAAATCACGTTGAAGATTTAAATGATCTGATTAAGAATATGGCAAAAAAGTTAGTTGACTTTAACGAAAAGTTAGCTATAATAAAGGGAGATGAGTAACCTATATAAATTATTTAAATCGTTCACAATAACAGCATTAGTTAGCTTATTACTCGCCTCAGTTTTTCCTGAATACTTCTGGCCCGTGTTCGGTCTTACGACACTGGTACAAATTATCTTATCGTCAATCATCACTCAGATTTACAGTAATAGAGTTATTAGAGAGTTTGAAGATGTTAGAACTAACCAGATAAAGGAAGCTAATAGAAATGTTATTACGGTACCATGTCCTTGCGACGAGAGAGCTGAAATAACCATAGACTATAGATTCGATGAAGAAAACATTGCTGTATGTAGTAAGTGTGAAAAAAATATTAAATGTACAGCTGGTATAGGTACCGCTGTAACAACTGACCCGATATACTTCGAAAGATAATGAACAAGATTGAAGAAATGACTACAGAAGTTAGCCCGACAGCATTTGAACCGCTTAACTCCGCAAAAGCTTTCGATTATAATGATGTAATCGACGATATCGTATCTAACATTAACCGAGACTTAGGTGATGAAGTGCTACGTGGACGTGCTAAGCAAGGTAATGTCAAGAGCGACTCACTTGCACTTATTAGATCATTCCTACTTGAAGAGATTGATAATCTGAACTTAGCAAAAGATAGCGAAAATACAACGAGAATATCTAATGACAAGTTTAAGGATGGCCTCCGGAAGCAGCTTAATACTATTGTTTCCATATTAGAACTGTCAATTGAGAGAAAAGACATAAAGCACTTTATGGTAGGTGCTCTCCTTAAATCACTTTAAAAGAGGAACATCGATATAATTACGTATGAAGAAAAACAAAGTAATTAAAGGCAGAGGTAACGAAGTGCTAGCGGAAAACGATATAGATTATTTAGCTAGATTTGCATGCCTGATGGTTGGTGTGAATGTAGCAGCGGATGCTGCTGAGCGCCTAGGTATGAATCCAGATAAGAATAATAAATGGATTAAGCCTATGGTTTTTCAGAAGTATATCGATGAACGGTACGAGGATATGAAGTTTAATATTAAACGAGGTGTATTGGAGGGGAGAGAAGATGCAACATATTCCTGGTAGTACATTTATTAATAATACAACTAGGCACGGCAAATTTCTCAAGAGAGGTATCCGTTATAGGTTGCTTAATATTAAGCCTAGCAGAGGCGACGATAATAGCTTTCTATACGTATTCGATGCAGGTGATGGTCAAAAAGAAATTACATTTGCTTCAACGAAGGAAGCTGATGAGTTTCTATCGAATTTCGTTATTTAGTAGTATTCACCATACACGTCAGTATCATTAGCTGACATGTCAAATACTTCCTTCTTACTAAATGAATCGGCATCGTACTCATCATAATTATCCTGCTTAGGTAGCGACTCTGGATTCTCACCACCTGATAACCTACCAGCAAAAGCATCCTCGTAAATTTGATCATTACCAGAGAAGCCGACGCTTAAGGTATTATCATCTGGATGACAACCGACGAATAGAGGATCATCACCACCGAGTATACCATCTTCAGTCCCTTGTGCTACCAGGTACTCTGGTCCTATAGATGTAAATGGTATGCCAGGTTCGAAGCTGTAATCGTAGCGCTTAGCTTTCACCAGGAACACGTAATGGCCCGCAAGGGGATTTATTTGAGCGATATCCTCATCAAGCTTTTCTGTTATTTCAAAATACTTAGGTTGCCTGCTTGATGGTCTATCACTACCAAATTCTGAAAGCTGGAAAATATCACCAGCTTTCGGTTCAATGATGTCATTCTGAGTATCCCATAGTCCCTCGGCCGTTAAGGAGCTGAATGCAGATTCAAAGGACTCAATATGTATAAAGCCTGTAACCTCATCATCACTAAGAAAGCCGAACTGACTCAAAGTTATAGCATTATCGTTTAAGTTTATGCCCATTACAAACTCGACAGGCGGTGCAAATCTCTTAGTAGGTTGTTCACCGTATAAGTTATCAGCTGATAATGTATTGAAAGTATTAACATAGTAGGTCGTCTTAACACCAAACTGATTAATAAGCTCTCTCCACCAGTTATCAAATAGGATACGCTCACTATCTTGGTTAGACTTATCAGTAAATCTCCAACATGTCTGATCACTCTGAACTAATCCAGGGAACGGGTTATTGTTATAGTCGATACTCATCTACTTCTTTAATACGAATGTGTTGTTTTGAGGATTGTAAGAGATAGTAATACCGGTCTTACCTAGCTTCTGCTCTCTATCCTTATGTGGTACGATGCTGTATGTATCTCTAATATATTCTAAATCTTTATTATTACATACACATGTACCAGGATGCTCTTTCAATCTCTCGATATTTTGATTCTTTGAAAGGTCCTTCTTATATACATCTGGTACTAGATTAAGTTTCTTTCTTCTATACGAATGATGGGTATCCGTAAATCCATGACCTCTATGTCTTGGTCCATGGCCGGAAAAGAAGTTAGCAAAGCTGTTCATATTTATATTTATACAAAAAAAAGCTGTAACCTAAGTTACAGCCTTTTTTAGTCTAGATTTTTTATTTGATATTAAGCGAATAGTGACTCACCAGGCTTATTAGCCTTAGTAGCGTGCACCTTATTTGACCCAGCAGCAATCTTAGTAGCATGCCCCTTCTTCTGATTTACAAGTGGCTCGCCAAGATCTTCATCTGCAACACCTTGTTGCTTCTTAACTCTAGCATCTGCTGTACCACCAGCTGTTTTACCAGTTACTGTAGATTTAACTCTATTTGATCCAGCACTAATCTTAGTTGGTTGACCACCCTTAAGATTTACAAGAGGGTGACCATGGTCTTCAGCATCAACAGCTTCGTCCATTGTGTCATCTTCATCTTCATCTTCGTCGTACTCTTCCATTTCTTCATACTCTTCAGCATCTACATCTTCGGCTTCGTCGCCCATTGCAGCTTGGAGTAGGTCGCAAAGGCCTTTAGCCATATCGCGATCGATTGTAATAGTAATGTCACCAGCGTCTTCACCTTCAGCGGTATCTTCTACCTCATCCACTTCAATACCAAGAGCGTCAAGCTCTTCGTCGTCGCCCATAACTTCTTCAAATAGTTTATCAAATGTTGACTTCATATTACTATTTATATCTACCTTGTACCTTTTTGCAAGCTTTTCGTCAAATTGTTCTGCAGAAAATTTACCCGGCGTATAAAGATTACCCTTCTTATCTTTCTTTTTCATTTTTTTTGGGTCTATGGCTGGCTCAAAACCGTCAATCTCTGCGATATCTGATGTCATCTTATTTTGAATATCATGAGCTTGTTTACTATCGGCATCAACTGGACCAGGGCCTGCCTTAGTGCCGAAATTCTTAAGACCACCTTGCATGCATCCGGTGGCGGCAGCCTTTTTACGACTATCTTTTGACTCTTTAATTAGGGAGTCTTTATAGACATCCCAAATTTCAGTTAGATTTTTATGTTTTGACATGTAAATATTTAATAGATGGTTGACAAAAATAAACAGATATATATGAATAACCCTAATCTACCCAGTAAAGGGTCGGTTTTTGAATATTCACCAGTGCAGATTAAACAGCTTAAGAAGGCATCTAAGAACCTTCTATACTTTGCTGAGACTTTCTTTCACATCATCTCACTCGATGACGGTAAGCAGAAAATTAAACTACACCCTGCTCAGAAACGAGCTCTGCGTAAGATGAGAGATAATAGGTTCTTTATATTACTGGCGTCGCGTCAGATAGGTAAGACTACAATGATGACGATTTATGCGTTATGGATAGCATGCTTTAATAGAGACCAGAAGATACTTGTTGTAGCAAACAAGGAGGGGACTGCTATTGAGATTATGCAGCGTATAAGAATGGCTTACGAGGAGCTCCCTAACTGGCTTAAACCTGGTGTTGAAGAGTATGGTAAGACTGCTGTAACATTTGCTAACGGTACACGAATCGGTATATCTACTACGACTGGTACAGCTGCTCGTGGACAATCGGTAAACTGTTTAGTACTAGACGAGCTCGCCTTTATTGAACCTCACCTGGTTGACGAGTTCTGGAAATCAGTATACCCTATTATTTCATCATCTAAGAAGTCTAAGATCTTCGTTGCATCGACAGCTAATGGTACTGGTAACCTATTCCATAGACTATACGACTCAGCTGATAAAGGCGAATCTAACTGGGCATGTGATAAGATTTTATGGAACGAAATTCCTGGTCGAGATGAGAAATGGAAAGATGACACAATCGCATCTATTGGTTCTATGGAAGCCTTTAACCAAGAGTTTAACTGCGAGTTCCTAGACTTGGGTGAGAGTTCATTGAACGAAGAGCAATATGCTCGTATGGTAGCAGGGTGTGAAGATCCTAAATTTATATTCGAGGAAGGTAAATACCGCCTCTGGGAAGAGCCAGCTAAAGATGGTATATATATAGCGAGTGTGGATACAGCTGAAGGTGTAGGTTCAGATAGTTCAGTTATACAGATCTTCGAATATTCTGATCTAACTAAGATACGTCAAGTAGCTATATACTCCTCTAATACTATATCACCAGTTAACTTTACAGAGAAGGTTCATGAGATACTAAAACACTGGGGAAGCCCTCTAGCATGTATTGAGAGAAATAATTGCGGCGCTCAAGTCGTCGATAACTTAAAGAAGATTCATCAGTACGATAATATTGTATCATGGGGCGCATCTACAGCTGGTAGAGCGAAAAATCAATTAGGTATTGTTGCTCATACTAATACAAAGCAGAAGGGCGTTACAAACATGAGATACTGGCTTAATGACCTCGAAGCAGTTAACTTAAAGGATATACATACAGTAAAAGAGTTAAAAGACTTTGTAAGGTATCCAAACGGTACATGGGCAGCTAAAAAAGGTGCTGGTTATCATGACGATAAAGTAATGGCTATGTTATGGAACCTAATCATGCTAGATGATGAATTGATAACTAGATATTTTGAGGTACTGCAGACTGATAAAAATAACAAGCCTCTAAAGATCAAGCAATTCGACTTCGGGATTAAATATTTTATGAACCCAACCTCTATATATAGTGGCGAAGGCAGAGAAGATGGTTATAATGATACAACGCCTATTATAATAGGCAATGCTCAAAATACTGACTCTGACATAGATCAACTAATGGGGATGGGATGGACACCTTTATAATATGTCAGTACAACAATCACAGTTAAATAAGAGCAGATTAGATAAATTCCTATGTGTTATCAACCTGCCTGAAGGTCTTAGAGGTATTAATGATAATAGCATCGGATCTACAGCCAATAATAAAATTAACGAAAATTCGTTACAATTTTCTGTATACGGTGCCGTTGTACCTGATGTAACAGTACCGGATGTTATACTACCTTACGCTGGCCAGTCATATAAAATATCTAGTAATACGAGACCCCCTTATGCAAATGTAACTGTTAGCTTCACTGTTGACAGTAAATTTAATAACTACTGGGTTATATACAAGTGGTTAGATCTACTTAACGATGATAAAGCATCTGTGTTTGATGGCAGTAACATCACTAACACACCTAAGGTAGATTCATCATCCCGCGCTTCTGATACAAGGAGGAATAGATCTTCAACCCCACCAGAGCTGTATCAATCTCTTATTACCATATACGGTATGGATGAATTTGATAAACCTGTAGTTCAATTTGACTACACAAAAGCATTTCCTGTATCCTTAGGTGGTATTAACTATAATTACAGGGAATCCGGTGAGATTGAAATAGAATTTGAATTCGCATTCTCGCAATTATTAGTGAAGTTACCGTAATTTTTATCCCGTCGGACCATAAATAATATTATGGCACGTACAATTCAATCACCAGGTGTTGAGATCAATGAGATAGATTTATCTCTCAGACCTAATATACCTGCAGGCACCTCAATCTTAGTCCCGGGTTTTGCAGACAAAGGACCAACCGACGAAGTTATTCAAGTCACAAGCTTGAGTGAGTTCGAGCAAATCTACGGATTGCCTACTACACCGGCAGAACGCTACTTCTACCACTCGGTTAGACCTCTGTTCAATTCACCAGCTAATATTCTTGCATACAGACTACCATATGGTGAAGAGACCGGAGCTGGTTTCGGTAACACCTACGGAGCACTTGCATACCCTGCAGTAGGCATTGGCCTATCTGGTGGAGGTGTAACTCTAGATACATACACACAACCAACTTCCACTAACTCTAACGGTGATATAGTGAATGTGCCTGGTGTATATGTACTCGGTAAACCCTACCACATGGAGTTAACTCAGGAGCAATATTTCCAAGTACTACGGCAAGACGAGTTCAACTGGACTAACGATTTAGCAGCCAATCCGGATTCTTTTGCAAACATAGGAAACGCTGCAGCAATTGTTCTTAACAAAGGCCAGACAACAGTTAATAGCCGGTTCGAAGGTTACTATATAGGTCTTGCAGATAATACTAACTTAAACGATGCAACAGACTTTGATGCTGTTATAACAGCAGAGTCAGTATCGACTAGTGCATCTGTTACATCCAATTACCTAAGACTGCCATCTCAGAGATTAAACTTTACACTATCCGGCGCGAATGATGCAACAACCAATACATTCGGGCAAGAGAGTGATAGTATATCTGAAATCATGGAAAATCTTACTGATTTCGATATTACAACATCTAAATATGACGATGTATTATCAGTCGGTCTATTTAAACTAAGACAATCAGTATTCGCTGCTGATGTTATTAAGCTTGATTACATCCTAGCTGAAAACTATGTAGGTTCATTTGACTTCCATAGACAACAGCAAAGTCAGCAAGGTGGAGCTCCTCTGAGTTTCTTCCTCGGATTTAGAGAAGATGAATCACCTAATATATCAGTCATGATCAACGATAACCTATCACATAGAAATGGTGATACTTGGCTTGATCTTAATGGTGACCCTATCAACAAGGTAAGAATTTCAAGTAGTAGGTTTACTGCAGATGAAGCTAATCCAATCAGTAATTCACCTGCCTTTGCACAATTCCAAGTATTATCAAGTGGCTATATACCAGATTCCTCAATACTGCCGACTGGTGTTACCTCTACACTCTCTGCGAATTCAGCAGTTAACAATGCACTCATCAATAACGTCTTCAGTACTTTATCTGGAGCGGTCGATACAATGGGACCTGCTGACTCACTATTCACTGTAGGTGCTTATGCTAATGCTAACTTACAAGCAGATCAAAAAGTCCTAGGTAGTGTACCGCGGAAGATTGATAGATTACTCGATACCATTGAGAATCCTGAAGTCTTTGATCTCGATATTACTATTGAAGCTGGTCTCGGTACTATTAACGCCGCCAGAAAAGAAAATGGCAGTGATCAATACTTCGATGATCTGACTAATGTCTCAGCAATGTCTGGCTTCTATAAATCAGATATTACTAAGATATCATCAGAAGCACAGGATTACAGAAATAACTGGAAAACAATCTACAATAGGTTTAATGACTTCGCTGAGAAGAGAAGGAAAGATCATATGTTTATTGCTGATTTGCCTAGACCTATATTCGTACAAGGCCGAAATTTCAGGACTCTAGATGATCCTGAGAAGAACTTCTCGTTGAATATATCAAAACCTGTTCAAGCCTTTACAACTATTCTTAATTCAAGTTACTCTACTACATATGCAGCTTGGAATAAGGTTTATGATAGTTCATTAGACGATCAAGTATGGGTGCCATTCTCTGGTACTGCTGCAAGTCAAATGGCTAACACAGATGCTAACTTCCAACCATGGTTCGCACCAGCTGGATTTACTAGAGGTAGAGTCGGTAGTGTTAATGATATTGTACTATATCCGAAGCAGAAGCAAAGAGACCAACTCTATAAGAACTCGGTCAACCCAGTTGCATTCTTCCCAGGTGACGGTTTTGTAACATTTGGACAGAAGACACTACAAGCAGCTCCGACCGCATTTGATAGAATTAATGTACGTAGACTGTTCTTGAATCTTGAGAAAGCAACGAGAAATACAGTTAAGTACTTCTTGTTCGAGCCTAATACGCTACTCACGAGAACGAGAGTCATTAATACACTTACACCAATATTCGAGAATGCTAAGAATACTGAAGGATTGTATGACTACTTGATCGTATGTGATGAAAGAAATAACACCCCAGACGTTATTGATCAGAATGAAATGGTGGTAGACATCTACTTAAAGCCAGTTCGCGCTGCTGAATTCATTCTTGTTAACTTCTACGCAACTCGTACAGGTACAGACTTCAACGAGATTGTCGGTTAATACTTAACCTTAACAAATTAAGCCGGTCCGAAAGGGTCGGCTTTTTTTTGAACTCATATAAAAAAACAACTAATCTGGATTAAATAATTACATGGCAGACGTTAAACAAACGATACAAGACTTTTATACTCAAGCGCAAGCAAGAGATTTCGCGAGAAATAATTTGTTCAGAGTACTTAACATCGACTTCGGTAGTGGTAGTAGTATATCTATTAACGAAGAGGATCTAATATATGCTACAACAGCTACTCTACCTGGTAAAACAATTCAGGATGTTGTAGTGCCTTATATGGGGTTAGATTTCCACGTACCTGGTACTGTTAAGTATAATAACTCTGCTGGCTACTCTCTAACCTTTAGAGCTGATGAATCATATAGATTGTATGAGAAGTTCCAACAAGTCATTAATGACACGTTTGACGACTCTACATCTACGGGTAACTACTTTACACCTAAGGCCGATTCTGTCATCGACTTAGTACAGTTAGATAAAGAATTAAATAAACTATCGCAGTATCAATTAGTTGGTGCTAGTATCCGTTCTGTTGGTGATCTTTCATACGATGTGACAGCTTCTGGAGATGTACAGACCTTTACTGTTACTGTTGCTTACCAGTTTTATAGAAAGACGTCGTAACATCTATCTTATAACTTTAAAAGCCGTACCTATATAGGTACGGCTTTTTTTTGCTTAAATATTTGTGTATGAGTATTCTTAATGCTGCAGGCAAATTCCTGCAAGGTGTAAAAAGCGTAACGCAAGGTAACCTAGGTGGGTCTTTAGGAGCTCCTAATGTGCAGTTACTCGGTACTAATATACCCGGTGTGCCGTTGGTTAGTTTTAGAGATTCATTCTTAAAATCCATGGAGTCATGGATCGGTACTATACCACTAAGGACTCAGTATATTATATTCTTTGATAATTTTCCAAGTGGGTTACGGACTAACGTGCTACAAAACCTCGAACCTGTACAAGCGGATAAGAAAGGTTTCGACATCGATAGAGCTAGAGCGGTATTAACGGCCTATCCATTTCAAGGTATTAATGGGTGTATGTTTGCGCAAGGTGCCGCTATTCCAGACGATACATTTCAGACCAACCATGCTGAAATTCCGAATAATATGGGACTTATACCAGGCCTCGTCGGGCAAGGC